CATTCTTCTACTAAAGACTTGTAGCTCTTCTTAAAAAACTCTTCAATTTCAGGAAGTGTTTTAATAGTTTCAGGAGCCATCATTTGCTCAGCTTGTTTTGCTTGCTCTGGATCTTCCTGGTTTAGACCCATTTCTTGGATCTTCATTTTCATTTTTTGTTCTGCTTGTGACACTAAGGTTTGCTCAACCATAGCTCTTTTTTCTTCAAGCATCTCATTGTATGATGTGTCATCTACAGACTTGTACATGATTTTATCATTGCGTTTGGCAAACTCACCAACCATTACGTTGATAACGTTTGGTATAATTGGAAAGAACTTTAACTCAAATGCTGAGCTATCCTCTTTTGTTAGAACATCAATAAGTTCTGCCATGTCATTATCTTCCTCAATGATATAATCTGATTTATCAATGATACCGTTTGCAAGTTTATAGTTCTTGAGCAACCGTCGTGCATTACGACGTATTTGCTGTAAACCTTGCATTTCATACCAGTCCATGTTCCATGCACCCCACGCTTCATTTTTATCCTTTGAAGGTAGAAATTGAACAGGTTGAGTAAATGTACCCATCTTGTTGAAGTCAACTTTTGCGCCTTTCTTCAACTGCATTGCATTAAATACTTGCATATTATCTCATATTTTTAAATGGATTCCTTGGTTTCTTCATTGAAGATGATTCAGTCTTTGCTGAATTGTTGCTCAAATGACGAAATGGACTCGTAAATAAGTTAGCATTTTTATTTATCTTTTGCAAGTCATTAGGGTTTTCATGTTCTAAACGTTTTGTAAAACCTCTGTTAGATTCTTGTACTCTGGCAAAAGCTACCAGTGCACAGAACGCAACCAAGCGGTCAACGTTAAGTCCATCCCTATATGCTTGCATCTCTTTTAATAACATGATGTCTGGTATTCTTTCCACACCGTAAGTCACTTTTGTTATTGTACCATCTGGTTTTGTTTGCACATCTATTTCTTCTTCAAGGAATTGTATAGCATATGAGACCAAATTTGCTTTAAATAGTACACCTGTATTTCTCCAGCCATATTCTTGAAAGACATTGTTATTACTTCCAAGTTCCTTTAAGAACATGATTTGACTTTTGGGTACTAGATATTTTTGCTTACGTCTTTGAATCATGTATTGAAGAAACAAGTGGACGTTATTCTCAACAATTGTCCAAGCATTATAATATTCAATAATTAGTTCAAGACGCTCGTGTGTTTTCTTTAAGTCATCAAATCGTCCACACCAAGAAGCAACAATCTTGTCTCTTTCAATGTGAGATTCAATTGAGCCATCTTTCTTGTGAACAGTTACTTCCTGTGAAGTCTTGTAAACAAATATGGAACATAATGATTCTGATGTGGTTGTTTTTCCTTCAGATACAGGGTCAATAGATGCATAATACATTCCAAACTTTGGATTAACTATTGGCTTCTCATAAATAATAATTACACTTTCTTTGTTCTCTGTCTTAGGTGAGATAGGAAACTCCATGATTGGAATTTTACGCGAAGGTTTTTGTACAATCTTATCTTCTTCCCACATAAGATCTACATATTCTGTAGGATACTCTTTGTCTTCTATACGTCTTATTTGTTGTGCAACTAAATGCTCAGGAAATCTTGCTTCTTTTCTATAATCAAAAGCCTCTTTGATGTTAATAGGTTTCTGAGAAATACGTAGTCTAAAATCTTCAGGTTTTAATTTCTTCTTCCAGTCAATGCGTTCTTCAATTATCATTTCCAAAGCTTTTTCTACTTGGGAGTTTCCATAATCATCTATGCATGGAAGCATTGACCATTGTTCTGGAATAAACAAACCACATAATCCTTTTGTACCTTTATCATCAAGCAAGTTTGTTTCAACTGCAAAAATGTCTTTTGAGTCAGGATTAAGAATCATGTCTTTCAATGGTTCGCATTGATCCAAGTCACCAACTGATCCTGCAACAACAAACATTCCTGTATACATCATACCTGACTTCATTGCAGGTAACAAATACTCTAGTGTTGTATTCATCTTAGGCGCAATCCCTGCTTCCTCATGAAAGAAGAATGTGCAAGGTCCCCCTACTCCATTTGTTGGGTCTTTTTCTAATACCAGTCCTATGAGAACTGATTTTAAACCAATATCTACTTTACGTCCTCCTTGTGTAATCTCAGCTTTCTGTTCCCAGTTAAGAACCTTATCAGGATTACAAGGACGATACCAAGCTGTATGTTTGTTTAGGAAATTGCGATACTCTTCAAGAAAACGCCATGTTCCTTTCTCATTGATGTAATCTTTAAGTGATCCTGCCATCTTAGACACAGAACCCTCTTCAAAATAAAACAAATTTATAATCTTACCTGCATGATAATATGAAGACGCAATTTGACGTTTCTTTAAGATGCCTGCATGTTTATTTGAAAGTTGTGCTAGTGCCTCATACAATGCCATGTGATATTGAGCATCACGCACATCAGCAAATGTAAATCTATTTACTTCTTTGTTGTAGATAGGTAAGAAGTTCAACCACATGTAGTAATCTCGTGGAAGATACCAGACATTACCTTTGTTTTTATACAATACTCCTGTTCTACATTTCTCTTTTTCTGTATTCCAATATGTCACAAAATCTTTAGACCGTTCTGGTGCAATACAATAGACTCTGTCTTTGTTAAACTTTCGCGCTTCTGCATTGAATGTAAGTGAGCATTCATCAAATTCATATTTACCTGGCTCTTTAAAAAGTGGCAATAGATACGCTAAAAGCTCTTCTTGTGTTTCAAACTCTGAATGACTCCAAGAATCTTCTTGATAATCGTATGTTGGTATACTTCTAAACATTTTAAAATTTTGGGTTGTCAACTAGTAATACTACTGTGCGCATATCTGAAAAATTCCAAGTTACATTCTTTACAACGTAATGATCTGTTCCAAGTTTTATCCAATCACCTTTGCTAGGTATTACTGGCATTGTTCTCTGAATTATTGGCCCATCTGAAATGTGCTCAACTTTTACTATGTATGACTGCAATTCCATAACTTTAGAATTGGTCGTATGCAAGATTTTGTCCTCCTCTGACAACGCTTTTTTGTTCTTCCATAAGGTCTTTGTAAGTTCCTTTGTATGCACCACGAATCTGTTCAAACTTTGCTGCAGCATTGACCAACGGTGTGATATTACCATCACGGCCATGTTGTATTGGGGTGTGCTCCATATAAGTTGCAAGACGATCCAACATAGATTTGATACCCATGTAAGCCCTGTACGTAGGAGTTTCATACATTTTTTTGCAAAGTTCAAGAGCCACAACAATATCTTCATCTTCTGTGGAGAATGTTGCTTGTAGCTGCATGAGAATAAGTTCTTCTTTTTCATGTTCACGTACATCAAAAAATGGATTAATATCTGGATTTGGACAGCTCATGTAAAAAAGATAACTATAGATTTGCATATAGTCATCAGGGTACTCATCCATGATGCGTTTAAGAAAAATCAAATTGTAACAATGTTCTGTAGGAACTATTACACTATTCTGGAGATCAAATAACTTAACCATTAGTTTTTATTTTTAGAGTAAGAAATTACTTCCTCTGTATTGTCTTTGTACCACTGCAAGATAGTCATAACTTCGTCTTTTAAGTATGGTAACTCATAAATAATAATGTCTTTTACAATTGGATCTCCTTGTTCTGTACGTTTTGATATAGGATATCCAAACTTATCTTCACCTTCATTTTCAAATATAATGTGGTGTAATACTAAAGAACCTGGCTTAAGATTGGGATTATGTTTCTGTATCATGTACATGTATATGGACAATTGCAGAGCATAATGAAAGTAGTTACAATCATCCAAGTGTGAGATTGGCTGATTCATTTTCTGAGAAATTCCTTCCCAATTTACAAAGGATTCTTTTTTAATTTCTTTGTTTGTCTTGTAATCTGTAATGTGTATGTGGCCGTTTGCAATTTCTACAAGGTCTGATTGACCACAAATACCAACAGATCTGAGATAGACAAGATGCTCAGGGTAAATCCCTGCAAGTAATTTCTGAGATGATGCAATTTTGTATCCTTTTTCATTTGCTAATGGTTTTATGACTTGCAATGTGCACTCATGTCTGTCAATTGTGTCACATGCTAATATGTCTGCTTCGCGCTGATCATGATACCAACTTCCCAAATCAGTAGCACGTTTAGCCTCAGCTTTCCATATTGCTTGTATTTCTTCAGGAGTCATGCCATACCACTTGTTGGTTGGTTTGTTATTCTTAGAACTTCTTTTTGAAATAGCCTTTGAGTCAAAAGGTTTCTTTAAACAACTAATCAGCGTTGTGACACTTACCCATTCTGTATGATCATTAGGGTCAGTTGATTTATATTTGTGATTTTCTGGTTCAAATGATAACATGGTTATTCTTTTATACTGTTAATAATTGCTTCTTCTTCATCTTCAGTAGTTACAGCGTCCCATTTTCCTTGAGGACATTCTGAAGATAATGAACGCGTTTTAAATGATAACTTGCATCCACAGTCCCCACAACAAGGTTGTGTGCCGACCATGTAACACTTTGTACCTTCGCGATCAATAAGTGGACATTCTTCACAGATGCTCATTCTTGTCTTAGCAATCTCTTCAATGTGAACTTGCTTAAACATGCTATTTTTAACACCTTCAAAGATTTTACCCTTTTCTTTCCAAATCTTAATTAGACTCATCGTTTTTAGTTTTATAATCCTGTATATCTTGTTGTTTACTTACTTTTCTATCTGCTTCACAGTCCATCTTTGATATTGCTTTTTCAAACTTTTCAATCTCAAATTTTATATCTCTAATGGAACTATAGTCAGACATGTCAGGGTTAGACTTTGTTTCATAACGAAGTAGTGCGTCTTTGTACTTTGTAAGTTTTTGGTCAAGCTTTCTACGCTTGATAAAAAATGTACCAAGTCCATCCACAGAAACTCTGTTATGTTCCAAAGCACTAAGCTTCTTTTGAACAGCTCTGAAATAACAACTCATTACTTCATCAACTATCTCTGCAGATAGCTTTAGTTTTTCTGCAACCTTCTCAGAAATTTGCTTACGTTTAATTGGTCTCAACTGCAAGAAATTTATAGTCTAAAAGCACATTTCCTGACTTATGAATTGGTACAGATGACGCAATCTCAATTGATTTCTTGTATCCATCTGACTTCTTTATAAGCCCTCGCTTTTCTAACTTGGTAATCTTATTTCTCACGTTCTGTGATTTGACAGCAAAATCTTCTGGAGCAATTACTTCGCCAGATTCTTTGACTGCAAGGTTGCAAAACTTTGGTAATTCCATTGGCCCTTTTATTGCCAATAAGGTAAGCAATTCAAGATCAGATTCAAGCAGTGCCTCTTTTCTAAAAAACACAAACTCAGTTATGACTTGGTATTTAACCAAGTCATAGTGAGTTATCCTGTATTTTCTTTCTACCTTATTTACCTCCATTTTTCTGCAAGTTCAACTGCAAGACTATTTTTATTTGATATCACAGAAAAAAGTCCAGCATGATCCGTAATATTTCTTTCAATAATTGATCGCGATACAACAATCTTATTTTCAACATGCTCAGCAATAATTGCATTGGGAACAGTTGTAAGTGCTTCAGCAATTGAATAACTTCCATCAGCATTGCGTTGTTGTGTTGTAACCTGTACAACTACAGATGAACCTGCAGGCATAGCCTTTGTAGATTTCATCCAACCTTCAGCTTCAGATGAAGCTTTGCTAATCAATCTAAACGTATCGCCATCACCCCAGAATTTAATGTCTTTAACATTTTTTCTTGCACCATTAGCTGTAGTATTATGTAGTGACTTTTCCATTATACTTCAGGATTAAACGTAATTACTTTTACAACATTCATCTGAGCATTTAAAACTTGACCAAGAGCATGGTTCATTAAAAATTCTCTGTCAGCTGTAAGTGTACCATTTTGAATACTTTCTTCGCGATGTTTCTCAATCACATCCATCAAATATGCACATGCACGTTTTACTGTTGCCACTTCGTCACTACCTGAAGGATTAAAACTAATTCCACATAGTGTTTCACCACGACTTGTCATGGACACTTTGGTCATATCAATTGGTGTTTCTTGGACAACAACTGGTTCTTCGCCTAATACTTGTTCACCGTTTGTTCCTATAGGTGATGTGTTGATTTTTTCTTCTTCTTGCATTGTTCTTATTTTAAAGTTAAAAATTACTTACCAAATGATAGAGATATCAAATTCTCCAACCATCATTTTCACTTCGTCTCCTATAGGAATACGTTCTGCTGTGGTAAGTGATGCCGCAGAAATATAAACTTTATCGCCTACTTTGACAGTATCAACTGAATCACCAATAGCAAATACCTCAAGAGATATCCATTGCTTAATCATTTGTTCGTCAAGTTGTCTTTCAACTTCTGGTGTAAGTTCAATAATTGATTCTTTTCTTTTTGGGATTGTAACCAGAATACGTCTCCCCAATAACTTAAATGTGTTTTCCATAAATTTAAACTTTAAGAGTTTATTTTTTCTTCAGTTGGACCGTCTTCCAACTCATCGTCTTCACTGAGAATATTCTTCTCTGCTGTAGTAATGTTTGCAATCATCACCATGTGCTGCAAACGTGCCGATTCAAACTGTACCGCACGTGCTTGTTGTTCTGACAAGTCAGCTCGTAGGGTTGCAACTTCAATCTGTTCTTTGTACCAAGCCACTACTTCTTCTCTAGTTAGCTTTTCTTTTTCTTCTTCTGCCATGTTATATATATTAAGTTTTTGACAAGACAAATATACAGAAAAGTTTAAACTTAACACATTTATTGATATGCTTTTCAAAATTGGAAAAATTTTTATGGTGGTGAAAATGGTATGAGGATGAGAATAGGTAGAGTGCCTATTGAATGAGTCCCCCCCTTCAACACAAACAACGGCACCCCCCTAGACGTTCAGGACAAACTCAATGAATGTATGAACATCTACTACATTGCAGGAGTACAGATACTTGCTAAATCTCTCAGAGAGGCCTATGCCTACTACAGAGATATGGTAAAGTAACTAGAAGTAGTCAGTGGGATGCTGACGCCTGCGCAGGCACGAGACACACAGAGGTACTAATCATATCTCTGTGTACTCTCTATTACCTTGTCCTATACACATTGCATTTTACGTGGTTGATTATGTCAACCCCCAAATGATACAGGCATTCGCATCATGGCCTTGAGAATTATGATGCACAATTTATATTGAACCTTTTGGTGCTTAGGTCAACCATTCCTACGTTATGGCAAATTCTGTCAACATTAAAGTTGCATCTACGGGTGCATTATTCACTGCTTATAAGTCTAACCCTGAGTTTGGATATGTAGTGTTAGAATCATCTTCATTAGTTACTACTGGAGGTTGGATTCGTGAATCAAAACGCACATGCTTGATAAGAGCTAGCGTTACTACACTTGAGAAGTTCATCGCCTCTCAAGCTAAGAATGGCTCGTTGCCTGGCAAGATTCAAGTGCGTGAGTACTTAGAAGATGCTGTGCCTGCTAACCTTGCTAAGGAACATCTACGTGAAGATGTAACCTTTGAGGAAGCCATTGAACCTTACTTGAAAAAGGCAGGACAAGATGGACCTGCGCTTACTATTGAAGGTAAGCGTATCTTGAAATTCTCCAACTGGGATCCAACTGGAGAGCAACAAGACCAAATCCTTCAACATGACAATGTTGCTGAGGTTGCTGCATCTAAGAAAGGTGCAGTAGTTGCTACTGATGATAAAGCTCCTTTCTAAGGGGCCATCATTGGTAATCAGAGCGTGTGAAATCTAGTAACACGCTCTTTCACTTTTAAAACAAATTACTATGTGTAATTACAATTTTACATTCGTGGACTCTCAACCCCTTAAAGAGTTCATGAAAGATAAACGTATACCTAAAATGAAGGTATACAATGGGGTTGATGGCATTAGATATGCCATTGGAGATAACGTGGTTGGTAGAAGATACATCATACCACTTGCCTCTACAGTTTCAGGCTTACACCTGGATCTGAATGTGTGCTGGGTTAATAACCCACATCACAGAGAACATCCACGTGACTATGCTCTACTATGTAGAAGCAAGTTTGCAGACGTGGATGATTGTGATTTGACTATCACTGTCAGTGTCAAGATTAAAACCTATGGCAAATGAAAAGTATAGTCTATTACACAATGTGTATCAGCATAGGATTGCTGGTACTCATATTCCTAGAGGGCATGATGACTCTGGGATCTGCATTTAAGTTTGAGGAGTACAGTGCATTTGGGTGGATCGTCCAAGTTGTGCTGGTGGTCTTCGCTGTGACATGCTCTATTCACATAGCTGATGACGAGCGTGGGTGATCTTGCATAGAAGCTGCATGGAAAATTGCATTGATGGTACACACTGTCAGTGCAGTTTTTTCCATGGAGGTTGAGAGCAGAGACGACACCACCCTTTGGCATACGACACGCATTGTGCGTAAATGCAGTTTTTGCGCAGGGGTTGAGTAAAGAAATGCATACAAACAGCATACAAACAGCAAAACCTAAATGCTTGATTATCAAGTAGTGAGTCAAGATTCTACACAGTGTGGAGACAACTTTTTTCTTGCTGTTGTCTTGTCCAATACGACACCCCCCAAGGCATACAGTATTAATTTAATAACTCTTGATGTATGAGTAATGTTAGAATTGTGCCAGGAAAGACTGGCAATGTGGTTACACCGTACCAAAACAACGGTGATTTTGCGTATGTGCAATTGGAGCAAAGTGCTATTGTACAGAATGGTGGATGGATACGCGAAGTAAAGCGTACAACACTATTACGTGGTAAGACTGATACGCTTAATGCATTTGTTGCAAGTGCAAAAGGTTTGTCTTTACCAGGTAAATTGGTTACACTTGAGTACCTTGAATCTCAAGTACCTGCTGATGTAGCGAAAGAATACCTTCGCAGTGATGTTAGTTTTGAAGAGGCAATTGAGCCTTATGTAAAAACTGCTGGTGCTGACGGTGTTGCTTTAACATCAGGTGGTGAACGTATTCTACGCTTTGTTAAGTGGGATGCAGCTGATCGTATCCACGATTTGTCTGTGGCTCACGACAATCAGAGTGAAGTTGCAACTAGTAAGCTTGCTTCTGGTGTTGCATCCTTCCCTGCAGGTGAGTAATCACCTGAAGTTTAGTTGTTTAGAGAGTGTGAGTGGTGGTGGTCATTCACCATCACCACATTTCTTTGACAACAATCTTCACCAGTTTTTTGACAACCTAGTTGTGCAGTAGATAGCTATACACAACATAAACACTCAAGACAATGAATAGAGCACAGATGTTAGCACACTTAGAACTTAACCACATGGAACTAGTTCTTCCTATTGGTAAAGATGAGTATTATTCTTCTCTTACGTCTCTTATAGATGTAGAAGATGACTCTGCCAAAGTAGAGCAAAATGAGCTTTCTTACTATGGGCATATGTACAAACATAGAGTAGGTAAGTTTGAGTACTACCACTTTGTGTCTATGCGTAAAGTAGATGGTTATCCTGAACTAGAGTCTGAGGCTTTTTACAAGGAGCCTTATATTTCTACAGAAGAAAGAATGAAAGATTTTCAATGGATTCTTGATCCTTTAGAATCATAAGCTGTTTTTTCTTTGAAGTATTGTTGCCTTTTCTTTAACCAGGCAAATATCCAGTAAGTTACTGGCCAGAGTTCAACTGAGTACATAATGAACAATCCCTGGGTCTGTCTTGAAACATAGCAGAATGGGGGATAAGGTTAGGGTGAGAACCTAACCATCATTACTGTTAGCAAACAGTGACAAACCTGTGGGGCTACTATTGGGTTCTGTATTTCTCCTGCAAAGAGATTTACAGTGCTACTTATCATTTGCAGTGATATAATCCAAAGTTAGTGCAGACTTTAAAATCAGGTATTTTACATATAGTGTTTTGATAAAGCTATTTGAGTTTAGTTTAAACTTTTTATCTGTTCTCCTCCACAAGAGATTCCACTTGGGAGAACATAGCTGACTGAAGTGGAATTCAGATCAATTCAAATGAAGACTCAGCGGTCTAAATGCAGTGTAGGATACTGTATCACATTTGTCTTATTATTATTTAGATATTGGAATGAATCAATATCAATTTACTAACTATCAAGTCCTGTGTTCCTAGCACAGGCAAGTCGTCAAAATGAATTTTTTCAATCAAATTATAAATCTCTAAAAACTGAACTATGAGAAACTTGTCTACAAAGGGTTTAAGCATGTCCCAAGCGCAATCTATTAGCAACCTATGCAATCAGAGAGCACAAAACATTGCTGATCAACTGGATTCAGTGAACAACATGAGTAAGTCTATCACCATTGCAGGTGAATCTTACGAGCAACAAGAAGGAATGCCTCTTCCTGCTGATGTGAATGAGTTGCTCATGGAGAAAGCAAGGTTACACGCTACTCAAGCGTTTTTAATGGAAGCATTAAAAGCGAAGGATAGTGAATTGACTTCTATTAGGAATATGCGTTATGTCTATGACATTCCTGCTCCTATAAGAGTAGAAGTTGAAGAGATAACTACGCTTAATTCTGTTGATGAGGATTGGGGTTGGAAACAACTGTCTGATGCTGAGTACAACGAGTACTTAGAGCAAGAAGCTTATGCTTCCCACATTGGTCAGTTCATCCACAAGCGTGGAATTCTTTCTGTCTTACGTGATCAGATCACTAAGATTGCCTCTTTGGAGTGGATTACTATTAAAGACGGAGAAAAGACTCCTGTCAAAGTAGTGAAACATCACACTCCTGCTCAGCTTAATTCTAAGCATGAGGAGTTGGCAAAGCTTCATCGTGAGTATGAGCAAAAAGTGAATTACTTCAAAGCTAAGGTTAAGAACCTTGTGACTATGGAGAATGCACGCATTGCTAGAGCTAATGCGGAGATGCTCAATGAGTATAACAAAGTGGAATCTCAGTACAATTCTGAGTATCACAATGCTTATACTGCATGGACATCTGCACGTAGAGCTGCTCAACAAGAAGCAGAAGTTGAACGCGAAACTCTCACAAAAGAGACTGCAGCACTGAGAATCAGTGTTGATCCTAGATTCCAAAGTGTCATTGACATGTTTTTGGAGTCTTAGGACTACCTACTGGGTGAACAAAGGATAGGCACAAGCTGATTCCTTTGTTCTTTACACCAGGTGAATGAAATTTTTAAAAGATATAGCAACATAGTTTATTAACTATATACAGAAAGGCCATTGGTCATACCGCTTTCTCTCAAACTCTTTTAGGTCTTAGGACATGACATACAGGTTACGTACATGCGTGTACAATTGGATGTTCAAACTAAGTCTGAGTTTTTGCTTTTGCCCTTGCAGAGAGAAAGGTCTTTATTTTTGTATTTGATTTTAGCTTTATCTATACGTTTCATTCACTTGGTGACTTGTTTAATGTACCATTCTCACTTCCCAAGGGTGAGCAGTTGTAATAGTTTTAAACTGAGACTCCTAGAGAGGTAGTGTAAGACTGTAGACAAGCCTATGTATACATTATGGTCGAGATGGCACTCACAAAACAGAATCCATATATACAAGCTTCTTTAGTTAAACTATTACAACTGAGTGCAGAGGGGACAAATCATTTAAAAACAACCAACATGGCAACAAATTTTAAGACTTTTGAGTCAATAGAACTTAATGAAGGTATTCAATACCTTTACAAAGCTGACAATGGATATGGAGCATCTATTGTCCAACACCAATTCTCATATGGTGGTAAGCAAGGAAAGTGGGAGTTAGCTGTGCTTAAGTACAGTAATGATACAGATTGGAAGATCTGTTATGACACAGAAATCACTAACGATGTTATTGGTTACTTGTCAGAAAAAGCAGTTAATGATCTAGTTGATCAAATTACTGCATTAAAACCAGATGAAACAACAGCTCAATAGAGCTTTGTCATACCGTAGGAAGTAGAGAAAGAGGTTGAAATACACCTCTTTTTTTTATCTTTACTGTCAGAAATGTATTTACACAATTTTTTATATAAAGCGATGAAGAACATAAACTTTGCGACGAGAGTCTCTGTGAAGTTGGTTCCTAAAGCTGAAGCAGGTAACTCTGCCAATGCACTTCGTCAAGAGTTACACACGTTGATCAATAAGCACAAGATTGCTATTGATTTTACTGTGTTCTCAAAGACTGAAGTTGAGAAGGAAGAGTTAAAAGTTGCTAAGGCTAAATGGAAACTGGCTCAGTAAGCAGTCCTCTTTTAAAAAAATCCTACTAAAAAGGTTGGCTGGAGCTTGGATAACCACAAGGCTCCTTTTTTTGTCTCATTAAATTTAGAATATGACAGTAAGAGAAATGATTTTTGTAATGTTTATAGCATTATTAGTAGTAGCATCAGGTGTTTGCATAGGTGTAATCTGCAGTGAACCAACATCAGTACCATTTAAAAAAGCAAAGATTGGTGGAAATCTTGATATTGAATACTACTTGGAAGTATCTGAGGATAGTATTTGGATTGAGAACTATAAAACTAAACGCGTGTATGGTGGTAAGTATTCTGATCTTGATAGTCTAATTAAGGTAGACAATCTATAAAATATGTCCTGAGCTAAAGTAGCTCATTTTTTATCTGTAATGACATGCTTCAGTGGTGTTGCATGTTGTTGCAGATATTCATAATTCAAAAACCTAAATTCCTATGGATGAAAACAGATTAAATGACGTTATAAACACAATTAAAAACTCTAGCATAGAGATGTATGCTTTTTTGTCTAAAGACAAAGATGACAACTGGACTGTCACAAGACAGATTTATAACATGTCAGCTGATGACCTCAGCGTAAACGAGAGAATTTCTAAAGTACAACATGCTATAGCAAATGAACTTGTCACCATCCAACTTGATGATTATGAGCCAGGACAAAGAGTCTATGGTGAGCTTTTACAAGATAACACTTACCATCTAACTGGTGTGTTTGTTGATTCAAACAATTACGACATATGAAGATACTTATAATGTTGTTGGTCCTGTTAGGTGTGTCCAAGGCAAATAGCCAAAAAGACCTAACGCGAAATGAAAAACGTTTTGTAAATAATGTAATCAAGCTTACAAAAGAAAAGCTTAGTAATGTTATAAAACGTCCTGATAGCTATATAGTACTAGAATTTCCTACCACAATTTACGTTTTGCGTCCTGATGGATACATTGGTGAAGTGTGGATACTAGGTGATGAAGACTGGATTAGTTTAGGTACTGAACAAAATGCATACTAATGGAAAGTATTTGTAAAGTATGTATATCTACTGACGTCTCAACATGTACAGTGTGTGTTGAGACAACTGATAATTCTTATAGAATTGTAGTTGAAGGAACACTTGTAGAACCAAATCGTAAAACTAATATTAAAGAAAATGGGAAGACCAAGAAAAGAACAAGTCGTAAGCAAGGATAAGAA